TTGCTCAACAGATGTGGCTAGTCCATTGGTGGTAGGATTGGCGACATTTACAGTAAACGCATGATTAACTTTGTCCCATACATCAACCATTATGTCGTTTATAAAGGCCATTAGTCCTCCTCAGCCATATCCATCATATCTTTCTTTTTAGTGTCAGTCATGTCTTGGACATCTTTCTCAGCTTGGGCTTTGTCTCCATTTCCAGACAAAACATCTATGGCCATCTGGATGTAGGTGACAACGTCTTTGACATCTTCTTGAGCTTCTTGTTTGAGTTCATCCTGAACTTCGGTAAGTTTATCAACACACTCTTTCTTGTAGTCATTTTCATTAGGCATGACCTTTTTGTCTTCAGTCATCAATGCTTCTGGAGTGTCTTTGTTTTCACCAATTGAAATTGTCATCATAAATTTACCTCAAGTAAACAATCATTGATAATGTGTCTTCAACTGTGCCACTGGCTGTGATGACGATTAAGTCGTCTGGTGCCAGCATCATCTCTTTGGCAGTAATCACTGTGGTATTTTCGGCCAGTGAGCCTGTGACGTAGAGAGTGTGACCAGCTGCTGATTTCACTGCGAGAGTGTAGGTTGGGGTTCCAGCAAAGTCAGGGGCTACCGAAACGATTGAGCGGATAACTCCACCATCTCCTACTGCAACCTGGCCAACTGTGGCACCTCCACCTGCGAGAGTAGCAGCTCCCCACGATGTGTTGGTGATTGTTTTGGTTGTGGCGATTGAGTTACCTGCAGCTCCACCAGTCTTTGCTTCTACAACTTGAGTGGTCGCAGCATTGGTAGTCGCAGTCACAGTCGGGTGAATTACGGTTCCAATTGAATATTCTGTCCCTGGTGTACCTGAAGCGTTGATGGCTGCTTTGATGTTGTCGAGTGTGGTTGCAGCATCTACACCAATCTTAATTTCATTGGCCACAGTGTCAACTCCAGATGCCATTGTGGTTGTTCCCCAGGACAAATGAGCTGAAGTTTCTGTGGTTGGATATGCGTTTGCAGCTGCGCCCGTTACTTTGGCAGTAACTGTGAAGGCATGAGCTGAAATTGTTCCAGCTGAAACTTGAGGATGAATTCGAACATTTTTGCTTCGTGTGGTTCCATACCCATCAGCTGCATCATTGATTGCGTTCTTTAGGTTGAGTAAAGAAGCATCAGCATTGGCACCGATTAGGATATAGTTTTTGGTTTGGTATTCATCTTCAGGGATAGCGTCAATGAATTCGTAGGTCGTGGTATTGACGACCACTTTGTCTCCCACAGCCACGTTTGTATTGTCTGAAGTGAGTGTTTGAGCAGCAGCCACACCAACGGTGATAGTGGTTTTCAAAACATAAGTGACAGTGTCGATTACAAGGTTCCCACCATTTGCTGGATTAGTGCCAGTGCTGGTCAATGTTTGAGTTGCTTTGACCAAAGTTGTGGTCATTGGGATTGTTAGTTTTGTTGGAACTAGGTTGGTACTGAACTGCTTCACGTCACTCATATATTCTCCTGTAGTTGATAAATTCTTTTAGTCAACATATTCAGTATAGCCTTTCTAGGTAATACTGTCACTATGCTTCGTCTCTTTTTATCATACACAACTGGGACTGCTTTGCCATCAAGTAAAACGGCAAACACGACTGTGTTGTTTGTTTCCCCTGGTAATATATGTACCGCTCTTCCAGAGAGTATGTCAATCACAGCTTTGGCTGCTTTGTCATTTTCCAGAGCATTTCCGTATCTTTCAACACATCTTTTTTGGGCATGGAGAGAGCAGGGCTTACTGGATAATTTTATCGTGCTCAGAGAATTGGGCATGTTCTTTTTCCTTCGCACTCCAGTCATCGTTTTGTTGACGAGTGACCATTGAAGAACCCATGTGGCCAAGTTGAATAGTCTGGTCGCACCAAACCTTGAAGCCTGCTGCCCGAGCTTTGAGACCAAAGGAAACGTCTTCACCTAGTTCATTATTGGGGAATGGAGCAGATACCATGCCATACTCCCCAGGGGTACAGAAATAAAAGAACGGTGGGTCAATCTTTTTGAATACATCCATGTTGATGAGCAGGAAACCTGTGCCGATACCTTCGACTTCGAAGAGCTCTTCTTTGGGTGGAACAAGTGGATTGGCTAAAGCGTTCTCAGTTTTGTGCTTGATTTTGTACACAGGGAATGGCGCAACTCGACCAAAATACAAGCCACCGACTATATCTTTGTTTCGAGATAATAGTTTCTCGATGCCATCGGGAGGGAACGCGATGTCTGCATCAATAAACATTAAGTGTGTGGCTCCCTGGTTGACTGCTTCCCACACTGCTTTGTTGCGTGCGTGATGAATATAGGTGTCTTTTTGGATGCTCAGGCTATACTGTAGGTTGGTTTGTTTGGAGAAAGCCATTAAACTACCAACAGTCTCAGCTTTGATGTCACCCATGCAAGGGATTGAGATATGTATTTTGGTCGCCATATAGTATAACTGTACTACAAGGACAAGGATTTTTCTATGGCATTTATTCAACCAGGCAAATCAAACTACGCCAATAAAAAGAAAAAACAGGACGATGACTTTGAAGCAGACCTACAGGCAGCTCAAGTCAGAACTCATGTCCCTGCTTCTCAACAGAAAAAAACTTTTGTTTCCCTGAAAGAGTTTGTCGAACAATCTTTCTCCATGCACCACAAGTTGCCAATGAACTGGCACCATGAACTCTACTACGATATTCTGGATGACCAGATAGTCCAGGGAGCTGACGGCCTACTCTACCCTGCCGACAAACTATCTATCAAAAAGCACAACAAAAACATCATCGTTCAGTCACCTCGGTTCCATGCTAAGTCACAATGTTTCACCACCAACTACGCCCTGTATGAACTCTACAAAAACCCCAATGCTCGTATCATGATTGTCTCTGCTAACCAAGAAATTGCAGTTGGGTTCGTGCGTCAAATCATGAATAACCTCGAGAACAACCACGAGATGATTGATAAGTTCGGTGACTTGAAGCCAGCTGATGACATTAAGAAATGGGGAGAGAAGGCGTTTCAGGTTGCTCGTGATAGTTTTGATAAAGACCCCTCAGTGGTTGGTTTGGGTGCAGGTGGGAAGATTATCTCCAGACGTGCAGATGTGATTATTGTGGATGACTTGCTTGATATGGACAATGCTCGCACTCCTTCAATGCGTGCCAAAACATTGGAGTGGTTTGAGAACGTGGTCTTGCCAGTCTTGGAAGACACGGGACGCTTGGTCATCGTGGGAACCTCCTGGTATCGTGATGACCTCTACAGTCACTTAATGTCTCATCCCTCGTTCGACATCAAATTGAAACTCAAAGCCCTCATGTATCACCCTAAGTATATTAGACAAGACCGTGGTGAGGTTCGGTTTATCCCCTACAAACTCCATGAGTTCCCCCAGGCTTTGGATGTTGGCACAGTGTTCTCTGAAAAACTAATGCTAAAATATGACCTATACACCAGACTAAAAGAAGGTGTTATGTGGCCAGAGAAGTGGAGTTATGCAGCCCTGATGGAGAAGTATGGCCAGATGAGTTCGTCTTCATTTATGCGCCAATACCTGAACGAACCAATGTCTGAAGAGGAGAAGGTCTTCAAAGATGAAACCATGAAGCGAACCCTGGATGGCAGTATGGCCAAGACCTTGGTGTCTGCCTGGGACAACATGGAAGACGGAATGAACCACAAGTTTGGTTACGGGAACCTCATCATTGCAGTTGGGGTTGACCTTGCTATCTCCCAAAAGAAATCTGCCGATAACTCAGCCATCGCTGTGTGGGGTATGGACGAACACCGCAGGCGTATCTTACTTTATTTGGAGTTTGGCAAGTGGTCTCCTGATGAAATTAAACAGCGTGTGCTGGTCATCAATGAGAACTTCAAGCCAGTCAAGATTGTGGTGGAAAACATTGCCTTCCAAGACATGCTTCGCCAAGACCTAGAGAAAGACGACTTACCAATCGAAGGCTTCCACACCACAGCTGGTAAGAAGTTTTCAGAGGAAACAGGCATCGCTCAAATTGCTATGCTCATGGAGCAGAACAAAGTCATCATTCCTATTCAACAAAATCCTGCTGACCTCTACAAGCGCGTGCGACAACTCGTGTATGAAATGAGTTCCTACACCTATGAGCAACATGCAGGTGACGTATTGATGGCATCCTGGCTTGCGTTCACTGCCTTGAATGACTATGACAAGAAGATGAAGGCCAACCGAGGTTTCTTCATGACCACCTCACTGGTAGAGCACTTCAAGAACAGGCGTAGTGAGAACCGAATTCTTTTGCTTGGCACCAACCCTCCAGTCTATCGGTTTGCGTTCAGTTCATTGGTGCATGTGTATCGTGACGTGGACAACCCAGAGTTCATGAAACAAATGTTTATTCAGCCAAAAGAGCCATTTATGATATTCGCTACGCGAAAAGAACGCAGCGTGGCTTACATTTTGCAGAAACAAACCAAGGAGATTGTGGGAAAGATTGAAGGCATGAGTATATCCACAACCCAACTGGCTACATTGCTTGAGAAGGCTGGGCAGTTTTTCAACAATGCACAGGTGGTTATCGACAAGAACGATGAAGGTGAAGCCCTGCTCTTGGAAATGCAGAACCGAAATTACCCAGACCTTATGTGTATGCAACCAGATAAGGATGGCGACCCAAGCTATTCAGATGGTTTCAAAATTACCGCCCAAACACTACCCCTGGCTATTGACCATTTCAAGTATCTCGTAGATAGTATTCATATACAGGTACCTGACGAGTCACTTCTCAAAGAAATGACTGAACTAATCAGTGTACAGGGTAACGAGATAACCATAGGCTACGGTGACGGGCAACGTATCCGAACTGTAGCCACAGCACTATGGTTACTTGACAACTATGAAAACGATGCAGAAAGTGCTTATAAT